GAGTGGAACTCTTCATGGTGTGAGATAATAGACGAATGCAACGGTAATTACTTCCGTGCAATGAAAGTCTTGCAGAACGACTTGGAGAGTGCCATAAGCCAAAACTGGTTTGTGTGCAGACCTGCTTCAAACTTTTATAAATCAGTACTTGAAACACTAACAACTAAACAACAATAACATGAGCAAAATAGAAGAAGCTAAAGCAACCCTGCGAGATGCAGGGTACTTTGTAGACAACTTATGGACGACCATAGATGTAACGGACCGGTACGAATGTGATGCCGAAACTGCACAAGAGATTCTTGACAGCGCTCTGACAAACGAAGGCATCGTGGAGAGCATATTTGAAGTCATTAGACAAGAAGCAGAGGAGATGGAACTAAAAGAAAAGGAGGACTAACTATGATACGACTAACTAAAGATTGGAAAGTAAACATACTTTATCCAACAGACTATGTGATTTACGACAAGGCTAATGACAACCCATTGCAAGACTCTTACGGAAGGGTATTAATCTTTGGTGACAAGAAAGAAGCCGATGATGACTGCCGAGGCAACGAGCAAGTTATTAAATGCACCGACCTACCAGTACATTGGCAAGAAACAATTCTAAAACAACTAAACAATCTATAACATGGAAAATCAAACACTTGAAGAAGCTGCTGAAAATTATTATAAAGAATATGATAATTTACCAGTAATTCGATTTAACTCTTTTATAGCAGGAGGAAAATGGCAAGCTGAAAGAATGTATAGTGAGGAAGATATGTTAAAATGTTGGAATGCTGCATATATAGATGCTTTGGCTATTGATGAAGAAACATACAAGCCATTATTTTTTGAAGATTTTATTGAACAATTTAAAAAGAAATAACTATGCCACGCTCAAAAGAAAATCCAAATGAGTTTGTAGCAGGGATGCTGCCAACTATAAGTATTGCTGACAAGACTTACTATGTTGATGGTAGGTTGCAGCAACTGAGAAACGTAAATGACTTCATGGATAGCATTGACTGTATTGATGATGATATGTGGAATATGCTTTCTGATTCCGACAAGTCTATTTTCATATATGAATTTATGGGGGATGATTATGCCACGCAAATCTGATATACTTACTATTGGGTGCAACTTCTTAGACCGAAGGACGAAACTGCTTCCATGTCAGAAAGAAAGAATGAAATGGATGTACGAGAATAGCGGTTTAAGCTACAATCAATTGGCTAAAAAGTATGGGGTTTCTAAACGCTTGATTATCTTATATGCAAATCCAGAAATAGAGGAGCATAGCAAAGACTTATATAGACAGCGAAGAAAGGATGGCCGATACTATAAAAAGGAGAAGCACACCAAGGCAATTCGAGAACACAGAAACTATAAGAAGGACATAATAAATGTTGAACTATGGGACACTATGAAGAACAAATAACGGTACGTTGCAGCATCAAGTTTAAGATACCCGAAGGCTTTGATGTTGAAAATGCGAACATACTTCCTGAAGGAGTAAAGTATTGGGACGATTATGTAGTCGATGAGAATGCTAATACCATATACGGGGAGTTCACCTATAAGACTTATGCTGATTGTTGGTATGATGCCGGTGATTACTGGACACCACCTACTGATGTCATACAAGACTTCGAGGAAAAGAAGATAGGACTGCGACAAGACTTAATCATTTCAGAAACACATCACATTCAATAACTAAAACAACAATAAACACTATGGCAAATCACTGTTACAACTCAATCACCTTTCATGGAAAGGACTTGGGTAAAATCAAAGAGATGATTGCAGAGGCAATCGAAACAAACGACACGAAGCACGAAGGATGGCTTCCCGAAACATTGGACAAGGATAAGTTGGACTACGTTCACTATCTATTCGATGTTGAAATAGTTTGGGAAGTAGAGGATGAAATTCAAATATCATGTTGGACCAAGTGGGCCCCACCTATGTTTGAGTTAGAGCATATAGGCAAGGAGTCAGGAGTATCATGCACTTGTTATTACGAGGAGCTTGGAATGGGATTATTTGGCAAGTCATTCTATGATGTAGAGTCAAACTATACAACTGATATATTCTTGGACGATGAAGAGATAAATCGCGTTCAGTACGATGAAGAGAATGATTGCTACATATTGGACGGAGAGGTTATAGAGTCTGATTCGGAGGCTTATCACCTAATGCTTGAAGAAAAACTTGGTTAATTCATAATCATTACTATTTTTGCAAACATAAACAAACACAATATGAACAACACTGTAGCAACAATGCTCTTGAATGAGCAATCAAAACAACTACTCTCATTGAGAGGTAGACTGGAAGAGAAAGAAGTAAGAGTTTCGGCTGATGCTGGTTATCAATTTGAACGTGCCAAGATGATTGGTATGTTGGATATGGCTCGTGCTTTTGATGTAAACATTGACGAATACCGTTGGGTATATGCTTGCTGAGTATGTATGTAGTATCTAAGGTGGAGATGGCGGAGTTGATACTTCGCCACCCACAATACGTTTCAGATTTAATGCAGCTTCCGTTGGATATGGTTAATAAGAATCTTCCGGACTATGTTAAGAACTCCGATTTAGATACGCTGCGTTGGCTTTACCAAGAAATTCAAGAACTAATTCAAATAACAAACAACTATGAAACACCTCGCATTTAATTTGCTGATGGCTATCGGGATGGTAGGCACAGCGCAAAGCACAATCGACTTCGAAACAAAGAAGTGTACACTACAAACCACTAACGGATACGGAGCTAAACGAGAGCTTGTATTTAAGTTAATATGTACGAAAGAAGAAATCATGAACTGCAAAGACTATTGGGAATTCATTAAGAAGTACCAAGAAGAAGGATACAGAACCGACACCATCTCAGATCAACAGATGTGCGAACTATTCGTAATGAACTTTGTTGGTGTTGGCATTATCAATGGCAAGTATAAGTTAAAGAATCCAAATTCATTAGACTTTATGACCGATGTTGAGGGTATGCTGTATGTAATAGAGGATAAAGAAGAGAACAAGTCTTTAAGCAATCGCTTCAATGCATCATTAGTAATCAAGGCTCAAAACGGATACGGAAACTACATCACTGGTAAGTTCATTATCGTTGAGAAGAAAGCTGAAATATTCTTTTAGATGGAACGGATGCATTTAATTAGAATTCACGTTGACCGAGAAACTAAGTCGAAGTTAAACATGATGAAGTTTGAGCATGGGTTTGAATCTATGCAAGAACTATATGATAATGTATTTTGGCGTGGTATGGTTCAATTGAAACAGATGAAGAAGAACAAAGAAGTTCGTCAACAAATTAGAAAGAATAAGACATGAGAAAGAAAATAAGAGATTGGTTTTGGCTCGACTACATATTATTATTGCCTATGTTTTGGTTTCCTTTTGTGTTCTTCCCTTTCGCGTTTATATACATCGCATTAGGGTATAACTATCGGTATCTGGGTTTCTATGAGTTAATATTCATCCCACTTTATTTGTTTAGTATATGGTGGTCATGCAATTATGACCGCTTTTTTAACAAGTAATTGTTTGATTGTCAACACATTCTGATTTTTAGTATATATGTTTACTTATATTCTTCAATACTTATCTAATTTTGAGGGCTATGAAAAAGACATTGAAGTATAAAGACTCAGAAATGGTACAACCAAGTCCCGAATTTTTGTTTATTACGATTCATGACATAGCAAAAAGACTCGGAAGGCTATACCTTGGGACTAAAAAAAACGATAAGAAAACCTTTCCTAAGTACTTAGCCAGCTTTATCCATATGATTACTTATATCAAGGATTGGGAAAACGAGTTTGACAATAGGTATATAGCTGCGTGTTGCGGTTTCAAGTTCACTAATCAAGTAACCTATTATCGGAAACGACATTCGGAGTATTGGAAGAGTGAGAGATACCGCATACGCCTATATCTATGTGTTGAACACTTGGTTAAAGTTGAGGCGAGAAAACGTAAACGATTTGATAACAGATTAAACACCAATAACAATGGCGAAGATTGATTTAGAAACAATGTCAGATGCTATCTTCCTAAACGCTGATGAGCGCAAGGAGATTGAATCATCATTACAGAAAAAAGGCAATGCATCTTTAGTTAAACTATTGGCGATCCATGATGCGATTGTAAGTGCTGCGTTTGGTGACGCTATTCGTACATCATCACAGTATCTACGAGCCGTTCAGAATAACATGGAGAAAGCCAGGGACTACATATCCGAAGATAGATATGAGGATGTAGTTATTGTTCCGGCTGATGAGTTCAATGAGGGCAAGACTGAAAGGATGCACCACTCGGTAGCTGTGATGTATAACAAGCATAATGCAGTTCCCGAACGAATGAGTAATATGCAAAAGACTCTATTCGACACCTCAGAGGAATTAGTTACTTACTTCTTCCTGCACAAGAAATACTCTTCAGAACAAGACCACGCAGAGATAGAGGACATAACTAAATTTAGCTATGCTGATATCTCCGGTTCACGCAAAAGAAAAAGAGTATAAAAACTTTTTTTACACAATTAATGTTCTTATATTTGCAAACAATGTTAAACAAGTTTCACAAATACCCTTGTGTTGCATTCGTAACAGAACCAAAGGGTTGTAAGTTAAAGTATGGTCAAAGAGTAGAGGTATTATACCTATCGGGAAATGGTCGGTATGCTATTACTAAACATGGCAGATACGAAACGATAAGGTTTAGTAAAGAGCCACCATCTGAGTTCTTGATTAACCCTCAACCCTACATACCTGAAAAGCGACAAGGCTACTTCATTAAGAGCTACAAGCAATTGTACTATGAGTTATTGGAGAGGGCAAAGGAATCGGTTATCAATGGAACAGAAAAACAATTTTGTCAGAACCTTCTAAAAACAAATTAATATGTCAAACAATGTAGCTGTACAACAGCAAAGCAACAAGCCTTCAGTTAAGGCTTTATTTGAAAGACCTGATGTGGGCAAACGATTTGCAGAGGTGCTTGGTAAACGTGCGCCACAATTCGTAACAAGTATATTACAATTAGCAGCAAGCGATAAGATATTGGCTGTCGCTGATCCATACACCGTGTATAACGCAGCCATGACTGCTGCATCGTTAGACCTTCCGGTTAATAAGAACTTAGGGTTCGCTTGGATTATCGGATACAAGAACAATGCGAAGCAAACTACTGAAGCACAGTTTCAGTTAGGGTACAAAGGGTATATTCAGTTGGCTCAACGTACAGGTCAGTATTCAAAGATTAACTGCGTTGAGGTTTACGAGAATCAATTCAAGAGTTGGAACGCATTGACTGAAGAGTTAGATGCAGACTTTAGTTCAGAAGGTATGGGTAGGGTAGTTGGTTACTGCGGCTTCTTCAGACTACTTAATGGATACGAAAAGACTGTGTATTGGTCCAGTGAGAAAGTTAAGGCACACGCCACACGATTCAGTAAGAACTTTAAGTTCAACGATAGCACTTGGAAAACAGACTTCGATGCGATGGCAAAGAAAACGGTGTTGAAGAATATGCTATCTACTTGGGGTATCCTATCCGTTGAATTACAGAACGCGCTCAAGGTAGACCAAGCGGTAATTAAGAACGATGAAGAGGTTGAGTATCCCGACTATCAGGATGCCAATGTATTGAGCAAGGAAGAAGAACGGATGATGCAGATGATTGATGCTGCACAGACAGAGGAGGAGTTGAATGCTTTGGTTCCTCATATGATGGAGTCAATGGGTGAGCGATTCAAAAATAAACTTGAGCAGATTCAAGCAGCAAAGCCAGTTGTTGTTGAGCCGGTGAAGGAAGAGAAGAAGGCTACCAAGAAGCAACAAGACCATCCTATTGAATACTTCAAAAGCTTGGTAGATAATTGCAAGTCTTATAAAGACTATGAGAGCCTACAAGAACAAGCGAACTCGCAAGAGAAAGTTGATTACCTCAACGCCAAGCTTGATGAGTTTGTAAATGCTGAAATGGAAAAACAAACTAAATCAACAACTACTGATGGAGAACTTTTCTAATTTCTTATTTAGATGTAGTTCTTTGGGAAAGATAATGACTAACCCTCAAGGCAAAGGTGTCCGTGATAAAATCGCGGATGCCGAAGCTTTGGTATTGAAGCTGCGTTCTGAATTAGAATCTGCAAAGCCAGGTCTAAAGACAACGGAAGCGAAGAAGGATAAGTTGAGATTGTTATTGTCTGATTTAGAGAATCTTTACACACGCAAAGATGAAGTAAACCTTTCACTAACTTGCCGTAACTATTTGATTGACTTATATGTTGAATCTAAATATGGTAGGTCTAAAAACATTTCGAATAAGTACATTGAGAAAGGATTGCAGGTGGAGGAAGATTCGATTACTATATTATCATTGACTGAAAAGAAGTTCCTTACCAAGAATACGCTTCGCCTCAACAATGAATATGTTTCCGGTGAACCTGATGCTTTCTTTGGTGAGGATATATTTAGAGCTGAATGCATCTACGATACAAAGAGTTCTTGGGATTTGTTCACGTTCAGCCACAGCAAGTATGGTCAAGACATAAATCAAGATTACTATTGGCAGTTACAGGGATACTCTGATCTAACCGGTTGCTCCAGTCTTGCATTGGTTTATTGCTTGGTTAATACTCCCATGCCGTTGATTAATTCAGAGATACAAAGTACATGGTATAAGATGGGTTGTCCTGCTGAAGATAGCGGAATCTACATTGAAACCTGTGCTGCCATCGAGAAGTCTATGACTTACGATGATATACCAAAAGAGGAACGCATCAAGATATTCCAAATAGAAAGAGATACTGATGCAATAGACAAGATGCACGAGCGAATTTTAGAGTGCAGACATTACATGAATCAAACATTTAACCAATGAAAACAAACGACAAAATTTCAATTGTTGCCAAAGAGTTTCTGAAAGCATTTGATGCCGAAGAATTGGTAGGCAGAAAGAAGAATCTAATTAGGGCTGTTGATGCATTCTGCTTTGTAATAAAGAATGTTATGTATAAGCAGACGACACTCAAGGATGCAGCTTCTTTTGTTAATAGAGAGTTCGTAAAGAACAAAAAGACATTTCTGCATTCAGATGTTATCAATGCAGTTCGTAGACATAATGCACGAATGGACGAAGGGTTTTCCGGTGATGTTTATTATCAAGATGTTTACAATGAGGTTATAGAAAAGCTCATTAACAAGGAAGTAATTAATTTAGATAAGCACCATGCGAAAGTCGAAACAAAAGAAGGATGAGGTTTCGTTTGAAGCAACTCCTGAAGGAACAAGCTATGAGGTGTTTGAAAAGTCTTGGTATTCATTTCCATTTGGAAAAGAAACAGGACCAATCGACACGAAGAAGCTTTGGTGGAATCTATTGTCTTGGAGTGAACAAGGCAATACGTATAAGAATTGGATGGCAGCAGCCAGGACTTTTTACTTAAAATCACCTAATCAATATAGGATACATGGAACAGCAGCAACACAACAAGCAATTGAGTTCAACATCGCAAATCAGCAAGTATCAGAAGCAAGAGGCGCAGACTATTTCATTCCCGAACATCTCCGCAACAACATTGGGGGTAATTAAGAATGCAATAGATATTCCCATTCGGGATGAGTTGCGTAAGTTCCCTGAGAAACTAATACGAGATGCCACTACAATTATTGGCGAGGTGTTAGTTGCATACTGTGGAGCGACATCCGATGGCACTCACTCCGGTGTAGTATCTGAATGCGTAGCGTTAATGACACACAAGTTTTCTCATCTGTCAATCTATGAGATACGTGAAGCATTTAGATTGGCTGCTGTAAATCAGATTGATGTTAATCTAACTGCATACAAGGGTGTTGCTACCGTTTATGTATTCGGTCAAGTAATGAGTGCGTATGATGAATTGCGTAGACCAGTTGCCCACAAACTTAAAGTCGTTCCGGTAGATACGGAGGAGGATGAGAAAGAGGTTGAGCGTAAACGTAATGAGTACAATCAAATGGTTGTTGATTGGTACAACAAATCAATCGAAACAAAAGGTGCTTCAATCAGATCAATTGATGATATACCATTTTACTACTACGATACATTGTCTGAACTTGGCTTACTGCAAATTGATATTGACACCAAGAAGATGTACATGGAGAAGGCAATCATCCTATTGAAGAATAAGTTTCAGTCCTCTAATTCTAACTTAGATAAAGAGGATAGGCAGTTCGTTCGTTCCGTATCAGAGATTGGTCCAGTGCAAGCTTACTTCGCTTCAACCAAATCACAGCAATCAGAAACAGTATCGCTTGCGAAGAAGCTATATCTGTTCGACACAATAAAATCAATTAACTAAAACAACAATAACTATGAGAACTAAAATCTATTTGATGGCGATTGTATTCGCTTTATCCTCTTGCTCTAAAGAAGAATCTGATTCTACTTATTCAGGATGTCCAACCACATCTGCTTGCGGATGCTCCAGTAAAACTAAATCAGAGTGTGAATCAAGTCCTTGCTGCAAATGGACAGTAGGTCAAGGATGCGGTTGCAGATAACGTATGGTGCTATAAAATCGTTTTAATGTTTTATAGCACGTGTTACCTGCTGGTGCGGTTAATTTAGGACAAACTTTAATACGAAGAACGAAACAAAAATTTTAAATAAAAAAGCGTGGGAATTTTAAATAAATATAAAGTGATTGAAATACCATCAAAGAAAACCGAAGAATGGTTATTGAATAAGCACTACGCTAAAAGAAAGTGTAATGTAATGAAATCATTTGCTCTTGTTAATGGAGAAGAAATAATTGGAGTATGCACTTTTGGTATGCCACCAACACCATTTTTTAGCAAATTATTTGACAAGGGAACTTACTGCGAATTAAACAGATTGATTACAAATGATGGATTAGAAAAGAACGCATTGAGTTTTTTTGTATCACAATGTTTAAAGATGCTTAATAATAAAGTTATTGTTTCGTATTCAGATGCAAACCAAAAACACAATGGCTATATTTACCAAGCAACAAATTGGATTTATACTGGTGTGGGAAGAGTGAACCAAAAAGACAAAAGGGGAGTAAATAAATTCTTTTTTAACGGAAATGAATACCACGAAAGACACATACCTGAAAATATGATTGCTTTAAAATTTGATATTGATAACAACCTAACTAAAAATGAGAATTGGGTAAAAAATGGCGGAGAAATAGTAAAGCAAGAAAGAAAGCACAGATATTTTTTTGTAGTTGGAGATAAGAACTTCAAAAAACGCAATACTGAAATAATCAAAAATCACTTCATTATTTACCCATACCCGAAAGGACAAAACGAAAATTATGATACAAGCTATGAAATTAAAGACAAATACTTAGAAACTAAATTGTTTTGAAAAAACAAAAGTGCGGTGGCTTTTTATTTAAAATTTTTGAACCGAAAGTTTGATACGAAGCACGAATGTAGCACTTGCAGGTAACGTTTTGCGGCTTGGTGAGGTGCGGGATTTTTAGCACCACAGCCCATTAGAAGTACTTAACTTAAAATTTAGAACAATATGTCAATAGAAAACGAAACC